AGTCATCATGGCACGCATGGACGGCATCAATTCAAGGTTATAAATGGCACTACGAATTTCTGTTTTTAAATCTGTTTTGTCTTGTATAGCTGGGGTACGACTAAAGATGTAATCCACGTAGCGGTCTACTGTTTCGCCCCATGTTTCACGTCGTTGTTTGTCATCGACAAAACGTGCGTAACGGCTGGCGGCGATATACTCTTGATACTGATCCATTTATTGTTCTCTTTGTTATATGGTTGATGAAAAAGGGAGGCCGCAGTTTCTACGGACACTCCCCGGTACTGCTGATTGAAGGTACTACTTATACTGCGAAATCTGCAGCGGCTGTTGTAGAGCCACCTAACTTCTCTCCGTCCTCTAACTTCTGAACGTTGTTCAAGCCACATGCAATGCCTTTAGAACCTTGTGCATTGTATGGGTAGAACGTGATTGATGCACGACCATAGCAACCACTGTAGAACTCGCTTGGGTCGATGATTGGATTCAAGTCAGCGTCTACGACGCCAGGCTTTTGTGCTGAATTAGCATTGATAAAATAGGAGTTAGCGTATGCTGGATCGTTCTCACGCTCCATGTCGCCATCACGCAAACCGCCTTTAACCATCTTAGGAATGGTTCCACCAAAGACTGCAGCTGCGCCAGCTTTAGTGTCTTCAAATGCTTTAGTTAATTTAGCTACGGTTTCTTTGTCAGACTTAGGAATGATGATGGACACTGAATACTTTGGTGTGCCGCCTTCAATACCAGAGTGTGGTTGGAAAACGTGAGCGAATGAGAAACGTACTTTACCTGTTACTACTTTTACTTTATTAGATGCAGCCATAATATTAATTCCTTTAAACGAAAGAACTGGACTTCAATAGGGGCCAGTTCGGCAACCCTTTACTATACATACTAATGCACAATCTGACTTCTTAATATTTCACAATGTGAAAAACTTATGCGTCGTAGTAAATACCGTGTTTCTCTAATGCTTTTTTCATTGCTAGGCTGTTGATAAAGTCAGCCAAACAATCTTTTTCATGCAGCAATTCAGGCTCTTCTGATACTATGTCTAGCATTTCAAAGATGGAATCACGTATGTCTTGGACACAATCGTTTCTTCCGCTGCCAGGTAAACCATCAAAATCTTTAACGTACTTATCTATTAGTAGATCCGGAATGTCAAACTCCGAATCAAAACATTGTACCATCATTTGGCTAACCCCATGTATAAACCTATTTGTGAAAATGAGTAGCCAATCCACATTATAGCAGGGCCGGTGTTGCCCTTCATCCATTGTTGTATGCCAACAAAAAGATAGCCTACACCGACAACTGCCACGATTAAGTGGCTGGCTGTCATACGAAATCATCCTTTGCTGTCTCTTTGACACGGACTAGCTTAGGATTGCCATCGGGTCTAAGGATTAAATCTCCAAGCCATGCGGCTACTTGTCCTTTCGGTCCAATCTTTTCTAATGCTGCGATGGACTTTAACTTGCGTGGCTCCCAGATTTGGGCCTCTGGTAAACCTTTTTCTACTAGCACAGTAGCAGCTAATTCTTGATCAGAAATCTTGCGGTGAGTTACTGAGGTTGACAGCTTGTAGCCTTTTGGAATTACTTGATTCTCAACTGCTTGTTCTAAAGCGTATTCCTCAACATCATTAACCCAAGTGCGTAAGTCCTGTGCTCTTGATAGTACTAGACTAAGTTCATCTTCGTCTAGTAACGGCGCTTCTTTAAATTCTAGTTTGGCTAGTTCTGTGTTGAAGTCCGCACGGGCGCGGCACTGTGCTTTTGCACGGCAGAACTGGCAGTGCTCTCCTGGGAGAAATTCACCAGACCCGCTCCAGGCTTTCTTGGCTTTTGGCTTGACGAAGTAATTTGCCCAATCGACCAGCTTATGGATGGACGTGCCGTCAGTTGATATGCTGTCCAAGCGAGGCTGGTGGATCGTGTAGCTAACCTCTTTGATGTCAGGAAAATCTTCCTTAAATTTTGAATATGCACCAAGAGCATATAATCGTAGTTGTGTGTTGTCGAGTGCTGAGACTGGCACACCCTTTCCAAACTTAAGGTCGATGACCCGAATGGCAAACTTAGAAAGAATGACCACATCCGCTGTTCCAAAGCCATCAGGTACCCAGTCGGAAAAGTCAACACGTTGTTCAAAGAGTGGAGTGTCGCCTTCACCGATTTGAGAACGGACGTACAGAACGTAGTTATCAACATAATCTTCAAGCTCCTGATTAAAGTAGGGATGGATTTTAATGACTTCATATTCACAATTATACTCCTCAATTCCAATTTGTCCATAATGGTGGCGTAGTTTAATTTCACCGAGCGAATGGGCTAGTGTGCCTTCAGCACTAAAATCAAAGGCGCTGGAGGATCTTTTTGGTTCTGGGAGGGTGGCTTCTAAGCGGGCGCTGGGTGTGCATGTTAACCAGCGTTTTGAGCCTGAAGCAGATAGCAGAGCATGGGCAGTCATAGTATTCCAATTATTCGGTTTAGTCGTATACATACTAATGCAAAAAAGGGACCCCGAAGAGTCCCTTTTTGTAAATATTTATTTTTACGACTTAAGGGCGGAAATTAGATTTGCTATTTCTTTTCCAAAATCTACTTTAGTTTCAATTTTGGCATCAAGTTTTACATCGCGGGTTTCACGGTAGTCTTCTTGGAATTGGCCTCTGAGTGCTATCTCGGCCAAGCGGCTGTTAAAGCCTTTGTTGTTAACATTAGCTAGAATCTCACGTTCCCAATATGCTTGGCTGTGAGTTTTGGCTGTTTCTAAGGCATCTTCAAAGTCAGGATGGTTTTTCTTCCAGGTCTCTGCAACGCTTTTGTTAATGCCAATTTCGGCGAACATCATTTTTTGGGATGCGCCTTCCTTACCCAAGTCGATAATGCGTTCGCACATCTCGGGTTTGAATACATACTTAGATTGTGGTTTTTTAACTGCCACACTTCCACCTTTTTAGTGATGCTGCCTTGCGTGTTGGCTTGCCGTTCTCATCCTTCATAGGACCTGGCATACCAGACATGCGAGCGCAGAATGATTTCTTACGTGGGCCACCTTCAGGTTGAGGGGCTTTTAAATGCGAGCCTGTTGCTGCATTATATTTAGCACGACCTTTGGCAGTGAGCCCAGCGCCTTGAGATGCTGGTAGCTTCTCGCCACGACCGATAGCAAGGGAGGGGCCTTTTTTCTTAGTTGCCATTATTTCTTTGCTGTCTTTGCTGATTGCTTAAATGCTTTAGCTGTGGGTGCACCTTTGGCACCCGGCTTGCGCATCTTCTCGCCTGAGCCTGCCTTAATACGTTCTTGTTTAGCGTGGATGTTTGCGTACAAACCGGGTTTAGTTGCCATATTAGAATATTACTGTTGTACCAGTCAAACGTTTGCCAAGTTTAGCAAATTCATGCACTTGGGTCTCACTGATAAATTTGTTGATTTCAATTGCCTTTTCCACAATCTCTTCAATTGTTGGAAATGTTGGCGCTAGTTCTTCCGCTTTTTTGGCGCCTTTGTTTAGCAGTTCCCATGCAGCCAAGTTAGCTTCATGTTGCTTGATCAATAGGTCTTTTGCGGTGTTAAAAATAGAAAAGCGTAATTCAAATGGGTTCATATAATTCTCCTGTGTGTATGATGTGTAGGCGGGGTTTCAAAGCGTCTCCCGACGAGTTTTACTTTCCCTATACATACTAATGCAAAAAATAGGGCGTTTTCGCCCTATTCAGGAATAATGATGGTTTTCTTGGGTTTTGACGGTGGATTTGCTGAATTCGCCGCCTGTTTTGCCCTTAAAACATCATTAAGCATCATCTTAGTCATAGCCATTGCTTTTTCTTGCACTTCTCGCTCCTGCTCTGCCGTTAGCTGTTTTCTTTCCACAGCTTTGGCAATGTCGTTGCGAACTCCAGCTATATTAAGAAGTTGCTTCAGATTCATTTTTAGATTCCTTATTGGCAATCAACTGATCTACCTGTGGTCCAGCTTGACGCTGAATGTCATTGATAAATCCTGCTGATGCTACGAATGGTGCATTGCCCAAAATCTGCAACAAGCCATTTACGGCTGCCACTGGGAATTGGAACGTCAAGATTTCATTGTCAAGACTGCCATCGATTACTTTAGTTTCTTCTGTCATTTCTTTTTACTGCCTTTCTTAGTGATTTGAATATCTAGATTATCAATCGGTACTGCTTCGCCTGTTTTTACAAACAAACCTCGTTTCAACATTACCTCAAATCCATCCCAAATACGTTGGATCTTAAGGTCGTTGGTATATTTAATGGCGTCTAAACGATTGGCAAAATCGTCGTCTGAGAACGGCCCTTCTGATCTGTCAAGATGTTGTCTTAATAGTTCATCAATCATTTCATTGGTTTCCCAAAGTTTCATGATGTCTTGCTCTAATTCAAAGCGGTCATACTGTGAAAATAGTTTCATTTCTTTCTAGCTTTCTTAACGGCTTTATCAAACTCGCCGTTTATAAAATACCAATGGGATAAAACTTTAATTGCTTCAGTTACTTGTTCATAAGCATCTTTGTCGTCTGGGTGCAATCCACCAGCTTTTAAATCTGCTGTCAAATGAACGTAGTCTTTAACCAGCGCATGTTGTATGATTGTGTCAACACAATCGTCATCAATTTCTATAATCATGTTCTTACCTTCTCATCTTCAAAAGGCAGACATTGTGCTGCTGCCAAAGTTACTTCTGGTTTAAACGGCAGCGCTAAAAACTGCTTCTTAATTTGTTGGCAGTGGTCTTGTGTTACTGCTCTGTTACTTGTTACAAAGTCGCAGTTGTTATTGCCCATGCACACGATTGATACAAAGATAAACCAGTTCATTTTCCACACTCCGGATCTGCACCATCCATAGAGGTGCGTTTAGCAATCTCACGATCAATATACCAACGAGCTTTTCGTAAGTCCTCTACTGCGTCTTTCTTTAAATCACAACGCCAAATATATTTGAGAGCATTACCAAGGTTAAAGCCCATGTGTTCTGTGATCTGGATGCACTCAACACCGCTGGGATGCGCGGTGTAGTGCTTAGGATGATTGACCGGATCTTGCATGCTTTCTCCTTAGTTCATTCTCAACTGCAATTACTTCTTCTTCGTTATCACAAACCCACAATGTTTTGATGGGGGAAAACATAGTAAGATCAATATCTTCGACACCACGAACTGTATCGAACATAGGATGGCCTTTAACTTCGTGTTCAACAATAAATATGCTCATAGATCCAGTTCCTGTTTAATAAACTCAATGCCTTTGTCAAAATGATACCGCCAATACTTTTCTGTTACACCTAAGTCAACGCAAGTCAAACCTTCTAAAAATGCTACGAATATTTGCTGGTGTTTCCTCGGCATCTTTTCGTATATCAGGTTCTTAACATCCATCAAGTCTTCCGGATTCCAAGGCATCCAGCCTTCTAGCATTTGGGTAGACGCCCCTTCAGTATCGTCTTGCTCCAATGGATCTGGATCCTCATCGGATAGTCTTGGGGTAACTGCTTGGATTTTGCGGGTTCTTAGTGATATTCTCATAGACATACTAATGCAAAATTAAGGCATCTAAAAGTGCCTCTTGTAAATTTATTTTTCCATCAAGGACATTTACCACGTGTTCATCAACACTATTAGACACTGTTAGGTGGTGTATGATAACCGGTTTTTCTTGCCCTTGGCGGTAAATACGTGCGTTGGCTTGGATGTAATTCTCTGAACTCCATGGTAGATCAAACCACACCGTCTGGGCTGTGTCTCCAACGTTGCACTGTAAATTAATGCCAATTCCTCCGCTTTGGGGATGGGCAAGGAGCATACGAATCTCGCCACGACGCCACGCTGCAATGTTGTCATCGTCCAGCACCACAGCTTGCGGGAATTGAAGACGTAGCCTGTCGAGGGAATGTTTGAAGTGGTAGAATACCAGTGTAGGGGAAGAGGACTCTTCCATGATCGACTCAAGGTATTCCAGTTTAGCACGGTGTACTTCTTGAGCCTGTCCTTCTTCATTATAAACCGCTCCCGATGTGAACTGGAGGAGCTTGTTCGCCAATGCTGCCGCTGTTGGAGCTGTGATTTTCTCTTTCTTGATGTCAACGACCATGTCTTTTCTAAGTTCATCGTACTTTGTCCTTACGTTTTTGTCCAGTTCAATCTTGTGATAAAGCGACGTGCAGCTAGGTAACTGCAGATAATCCTCAGCTTTAAGCGAAAAACAAATATCTGAAATTTTATCGTTAATAATCTGATCTGCATTTGGTTTTAATTTCCATGAGTAAACCACCCTTGTATGGCGGTTCATTTGGTCTGGCATCATATACTTGTCCCTAAAGCGGGTCAGGCTTGTTTCCAAACGGCTTCCTAAGTCCAATATACCCACCTGGGACCAGAGATCTCCCATGCCCTGAGGGGTGGGTGTGCCGGTAAGGATTAAACGCCTCTGAAAGCCCTTTAAATGCTTTTTAAGCGCCTTAAAACGTTTGGTGCTAGGGTCCTTAAATCGACTGGATTCATCTATTACTAAGTTAGTGAACACTAACTTAGTTGAGGCGTCACATAACCATGCTACGTTTTCAAGGTTTATCAAATAGATATCTGCGTCCGAATTCAAGGCGGACAATCTCTGCGTCGGGTTCCCCATGATTTTCGACACGCGTAAGTGAGACAGATGTTGCCACTTCTTTACCTCTGTGTCCCATACTGTCTCCGCTACTCTCTTGGGTGCAATAATGAGAGTTTTCCCAGTAAATTGTTCCGATATTATTGTCAGGGTCGTTGTTGTCTTGCCCAGACCTGGGGGCAGGAATAGCCCTAGATTTGGAATTGTCGAGGCCTTTGAGATTAGTTCTTTTTGGTATGGGTGGAGTTGTGTTCGGTTTAGCATATAAGTGTGACCATATCCAATCGGCAATGTCGTAATGTTCTTGCATTGTACCATTATCTTTGAGGCGGTTGGCTCTGTACGAAATAAACGCTACATTACCTTCCACATATCCTAACTCTGGCTCAATGCGGTCTAGTGTTGGGCAATTATCTTTGGTGTGCCCTTTACCCAACCCAGAGACGCCCCATTCAAACGGTGTATGAAAAACAGGGCACTCATCGGTTGCTATGGATAATAAATACTCATAGGTCAATTCAAAAGGCACATTGTCCCGCTTGGCTCTGTGCTTAGCATTGGACAAGTAAGTTTTAATATGTCGTTGCTTCACGAATAAAATCCTCGACGTCTTCTTTAGAGTGTAATACGTGGACAGGAAAGCCTGCCTCACCTATGTCATCAAAAACCAGTTCTTGTCTCGGACTCAGTTTCCCCGTTGCTGTCTTTAGTTCTACTAGAAACACTTTTTGGTTTAGAAATACTATCCGATC